GTCCAGCATGAAACTCTGACATCATTAATCCATTTGGAAGTCTTTCACATATCCCTCTCTTCTCTTCATATGCAGTTAGGTATGCGTCTTCCCAATTGTTCTTTGAAGATTTAGTAGGTGTTATTACTGATTGTGGACTCCAACCAAACTGGTCAACGACTCTTTCGTTCTCGTTGAATGGTAATATGTTTTTGTAGTATTCACTCTTCATAATAATAAAGTGTTAAGTCACCCCACGCCTTACAGCAACCCGTTCTTAACCGATTGACCCGCAATGTTGCCGTCAATCTTTCCCTTACGAAGCACCCCCAATTTTTTCCACGGTCTTCGTGTTGTGGTCGTCTGTTTCAAGGACACATTATAAAACACGACCACCCCAAATTAGAAATTAACTATCTGAAGCTAACTTCTTAAAGTAATCCATCGCGTCATCTTCTGATTCACCTACAGAAGCTTCTGCTGATGCGATTACAGGTTCTTCTGCAACTGAATCAGTATTCACATTTCCCCAAGGCACTTCTTCTTGGTCTTCTGCAATTGATTCTGCTGTAGAATTACTTACACCACCAGTGAGACCTAGAACTCTATCTAGTTTCTCTTTGAGTTCTTCGTAAGACTTAAACTCATTTGGTGATATCACATCTGATAATGAATGTGTTGAACTATTTATATCATTCAACCTACTTTCATCATCAAAAAGTGGTGCTGGTGTATCGAACTCTGACTTGTCATAGTTCCAATAACCGTCTACTTTTCTAATCTTGATTTTGAAGTTTGCACCTTCTCCTCTTAAGTCAAAAGGATTGATTGCTGCATCGTCCTCAAATTGAGGATTGAGTGCGTCTCTCAAATGTTCAAAGATTTTTTTACCGTATCTGTATTTGAATACTTTACCTTCGTTGTCGGGATTCTTTGGGTCTGAAACAACATAGACATTAGAAACATAATGAAGTCTACGCTTCTGTTTCCTTGCTTGGTCTTTGTTTGCTTCAATACCTGTATTCCACAACTGTGTGTTGTATTCAGACACAGGGTCTTTCTTGTTAAGAGTAGTCAGAGACTTCTCTATATACCAACCGCCAGGGCCTTGAAAGCCATGATCCCAGTATGAGACCCATGGGTTTTCTTCTCCTTCGGGTGTAGGTAAGAAACGAATGATTGCAAACCCATTACCAGTTTTATCCAGTTCGGGTTTCCACATTGTTTCATCGGAATAGGACTTTTTTTCTCCTTGAGTCGGAGACGCAGATTCCATTGCTGCGCGTAGTTTATCTAATGATGTCGACATTGTATCTCCTCGTATCGCATTGTATTAGCATTTTATTGAAAGTCAAAAAGAGAACTTTCTCCTAATGACCACCTATCCTTACTATTTTCATAATAAGTAAGTTCATTATATATGATAGGTTGTTTGTTGTCTAGAGGGTTTTCGAAAAAAACATCTATATCTTCAAACAACTTATCTTTCAATAAAGACACAAACTGAAATCTTTGAATCCAGTAAATTGTATCTTCTTTAGTATATTTAGTCTTATATTTAAGCAGTCCTGTATTTTCGTATACATTTCCTACACTATCTAAACTAGGGTCTAGTGCATCGAAACCTACTAATGTTATCGCTTTGTGTCCTTGTTCAGCTGCATATCCTAGTGCTGTTATTCCACAGAAAGTATTCTTGAGCTTTGGATAATTATACATAATAATGTTGTCGCCCAGAGAACTATTATAGCTAGTAAGAAATACTTCTTCACCTTCACCTTGAACAACAAAATGTGTGTCGTCCTCGGAACGATTTTCAATTACTTTCATATTCCCGTATGCAAACTTCATTTGGTCGTATAGTTCTATCTCCATAGGGTTCCAATCTCCCACTGCAATAGGCATATCTTTATAAACTCCAGCTTCGAAAACTTCGTGTTGGACGGGAATGTCATGAACAAATAATATATCGGGGACTGCTTCAGTATAGATTCCATTACACCCATACCACTCACAACCATAAGCACGACACTTTTCTAAATCAAAGTCTTTTCGACTTGGCCCATTCCCCACTATGTAGAGCATAGTTCTATTAACCTCTTTTTATATTCTTGTTGTGGATAAGATAAGAAAGCTTTGTATTTGTTTATCTTAATATGAACATCGGGATATACAACCTTTTCTTGTATGAGTCTTTCCCAGTCTTTACTGAATCCGATTATCTCGTCCATGATACAAAGTGTCTCTAGACTTATCTGACTTCCTAGATATGCTTTTAATAGTCTAGGGTGTTGTCCTTTACTTACCTTGAGTAAAGTATCTATCTTATATTTTCTTAACTGGTCTGATACTTCTGTCTCAAACATGTATTTTAGTTTTTGTTGTCTCTTCTTCCATTCTCTGTATCGTCCTTCACTCTCATTGTCTAGAAGGTCACCAGCCCATAAGTCATAAACAGAAAGATTTGCAATATAAAAATCTTGTAGATTGTTCTTATATTTTTTATACAGTTTACCAAAATGGTATTTGTCTTTTCGTTTTACAAACGAATTGATATCTGCTTTAACCTTTCCGTTATATGTGACAAAGTTATAATCTTTAGAATAGAAGTGTAGCTTTATAGCAAGATAAAGTGTGTATGCATCATATCCTTCACGACTTGTCATTACTTAACTAATTGTATATTAGTTGTTGCCTCGGTGTGTGCTTTACTTACTTGTTCGTTAGTAGGAACAATATACACTGGATTCATGAATGTCACCGTATCGGGATTCTCTTCACCCGTCACTGCAACACCCCTTGCAAAACCCATACCCTCTTTGGTTTGGATTATCATTCTTGGTTTACTTAAAGTCACCCTTAAGTCTTGTTGGGATTCTAGTATACCAACATACTCTCCGCTGATTGTCACCACTGTGACTGTATCACCTTTTTCCATAATTAATCTCCTTTAAAAAACCCCGACAAAGACGATTGACTTCTTGAGGTTCGATTTATCATATTCAACCCTGTTGCCTCTGCCTCTAACTTTTCTTTTAGAGGTGGAGAGATTAATCTCTTTGCACTCTCGGGTTCAATATTATTTGTTTCACAAACTTTGATAATGGCTGACATTACATCACAACCTCTACCTTTTGTTAACAATTTTTCCACTTGTTCAGTAAATTCTTTTCTAGTTATCATTATACACCATATAAATTTTTGTATTGTTTTCTCAAGTCAACCAACTTGTCAACATATTCTACAGGATTACAGAAGAACATTTGAAAAGTATTCAGACCTTCCACTCCAACTAAAGCCATACACTCTTCGATAGGGTGACCTGTTAGTTCTTCCACCATAAGTGCATAAGCTGTCATTTGAATAAACCATGGTTCTGCCATGTAGTCTTCTTTCATCTTTGCACTTGATTTAAAATCGATAATACATAATTTACCTTCGAACATTCCTACACAATCTACGCGTCCTGCCATTTTTAAATTAGGACTCCATAGTGGTGCTTCTAACGCAAGTGGAACTATCTCGTCAAGAATTGGTTGGACTGCTTTAAACATTCCTTCTTGAAGTATATTATCAAACTCTATAAATTCTTTTTCTTTCCGAAGATAATCTTCGACATGTTGGTGAAACTTTGTTCCTCTTCTTGCAGCCTGTGTGGATACTTTGTTTGCTTCTTTGTCACCAACTCGTTCTCTCCACAATTTGATATGGTCTCTTGTTAATAGACCTGCGACTGTGGTGACACTTGGATATGCATTTCCAGCGTCGTCTATGTAATGTCTTTTACCGTCTCTTGTTTCTGTTTTGAGTTGGATATTCTCCAGTTCGGGAATATCATATAGGGTTGTTCTCACTTTAGTCATAGTTTATTGTATCACTTTCGGGACTGTATGTCCATATGCTTTTTAATAGTCTTTACAGACTTTTCTCTTTTAATATCTTTACTCCCATGTCTTGCATGAACTTCGGAGCCTGGGTGTGCGTCACCTATCTTGTTTAACACATCTTTGAATCCACCGTCTACCTTCACACGGTCACCGTGACCACCTATGATATTAGGAGCTCCAATAACTTGTTTGATATGTGGATTCTTTTTTAAGAACTTTTCTTTGTCTGCAATAGACATTAACATTTCAAATGATTCGTCTAGTTCTTCGTGGTAAAATTCGTATAAAGGCATTATGCATAACTCATAAATTGTGGGACTTCTCTTCCAGTCCATTTTGCAAAGTCTTTTTTGTAGACTGCATAGTATTTATGATAGGCAGAAATAGAATCATTTGGAACCTTAACATCGTCAGGCATACATTGTGGTGGTTCAGACCACTCACCTAGTTTAATATTGTCAGGCAGACAGTTTAGTATGTCTCTCAATTTAGTATCAGTGAGGTGTTCTCTCTCATACCTGTATGTGTATTCGTTGCATAGATTCTCAAACATATCATATGCATACTGATATTGAATTGCATTCTCACGAACCCATAATGTAGAAGGGTGATTGATATGAGAAGCTTTGTATAAGTAAGGTTCTCTGTCGGGGTCTAGTTCCCACCTTCTGATTCTACGACCACTTGAAGAATCGATATATTCATGACCGTCCAACATTCTATGTGCAGTCGATAACATTTGTGCATACTCAATAATCATTTTACATACATGTTTGTCACAATGTAATGTTGCAGAAATTCTAGGTTCTTTGTGTAAATAAAATAAATTCATTATCGGTTCTCCTTCAACCATTCAATATAAGTCATGGGGTCTCTAGTTTTTTTCACATACTCTTGATATTTTTCTTTGTTCTCTTTTGACTCTGTCATGGACTTAACCCATTCATCGGAATTGTTCTCCCACCTTTTTGAGTTGTTCATGTAGTCGTGCCAAAGTTGTTTCATATCTGTTTATGTTGTATTGTTTCTACTGGATTCCATACTCCAACACCTAATCCATCTTCAAACATATCATTACAAATTAATCTCATTTGGTCTTTTGTTTGAAAATAATAATTAGTTAGTTTCACATTATAGTCAACACCTTGACTTTTAGTTGCATTGGTGCTGTCTTCTAAAATATAGTAGGGCCATATACCTAGTAGTTTGTCATAGAAGACTCTAAACTTTTTTCCCTCTGCAACTCGTTTCATTTATAAAATATATGATTGTTAATATAAACCGTCTCGTTTAAATGTTCTGCCCAATAGGGTAAAATATAATCTGCATGATACCACATTGCACCTTCTGTTATATCTATCTGTTCTTCTTTGATAAAGGACTGTGCAATTGATAGACACTCTTCCCATGTCTTACTGTCTTTTGGTTCGTCTGACTTACCGTCACAGAACCAACTGAATTGACACATTCCTAATTTAGGAACTACATTTCCTGTCCAAGAAGTTCTCCATTCTTTTGTTTCATGTATCACATCACAATAAGTATCGGGAAACTGCCAAGACTCCATTCGATTTTTCACTACATGGGCAACAGCAAGTTTGCCTGCCAGTGGCTGATTACCAGCTTCGAAGTAAATGTTTTTTGCAAGACAGAATGCGTCATTGTTCGCGTCACTTGCATATACTTTAGGTGAAAAAACTCCTATCCCAAATCCTAGGGTAAGACCTATCAAAAACCAAACTATCATTGGTCTAAAATCTTGAAACATATTTACAGCCTCCAAAGTAATGTTCGTTTACAAAGTCTTTATCCCACTTTGTAGATAACTTATTTAAAAAACTAGAACGGTCAACGAGATAATTTAGATACTCTAGTATCGTTATCCTAACATTGTGGGGTTCTTGTTTCTCTAGTGTTAAAAAATTTGCAACCAAAAAACTTCCCATGAATACTAAATCAACCCATAGAAATAGTAAGGGAAGTCCAAAAACTGCAAATGCAAATAGTAAATAAAATTCCGTCATGTTATGCCTCCTAACATTAATCCACTTCTAAATGCAATTAGTATCTGCATAGTGGGTGGAAAGAAATAAAAATATGTTAAGACTCCCAAGATTATTATTAAGATTGCAACTGCAAGCTTTACTGTAAACTTAAGAACACTGGGAAAAACTTTTATCCCTATGTATATAACAGTAAGTAATCCAATTAGTTCTAACATATTACTCCCAAGGTAATGGTATTCTCTTACCTCGTTTTTGTTCTTCGACTACATGACAACTCATGTAGCAAAAAAGACCTGCGACAGTGCATATAATTATTCCAATAAAAATATCCATTAGTATCCGCTGGTATGACATGAATATTCAGTAGGACAATCTACAGTCCCACATACACATTCACCTTCTTTTAGATTTTCCTCTTCGGGTGCAAACTCACGAGGGTGTTTCACACCATAGGTTTCTAAATTGTAAACCTCTTCGGGTGATAGTTTACCACCCGAAGTCTCTGATAAAATTTTATAATGATTCATAATTACCTCAAATAATCAGGGCCATATAATCTCATTGAGTTTGGATATATTTCATATCCTTGAAAGAGATTACCCCTTGGTGCATTCAGAGCTGGAGTGTTCCAACCAGCACACTTAAGAACATCACCTTCTTTGAAAGTGATACCTGTTGCACCTTTCTGAAATTCTTTCTTGTTAATAAAACCCCAAGCAGACCTTGGTTGTCCATCTTCTACTGAAAAAATACGAATGTATTTTTGACCCACAGAATAGTTGTGAGTAGTGACTCCACGAGAATGTTCCCATTTCTCATGCATTGCATTAGTCAAGTCGTCACAAAGTTGCTCAACTAACACTTTCAATTCTTTCTTCATATAGTCTCTCCTAAAAAAATTAATAATATAAACCCAAACATAGGGACAATGAAGTCACTATCTAGGAGTCCGTGTTTTTCTATAAATCTCATCATGTTTATAGTATACTAAAAAGCCGAACCCATTGTCAAGGCAAAAAAGGAGGGGTGGGTCTCACACATCAATCGTGTAAATGCTTGTGGATTTTGTGATACTTGACCCATTATCCCTTCCCCGAGTCTTACGACCCTAAACTATGCAACCTCACTATATGCTGGTTCTATTGAGTTCTCAAGGATTGCTTCTGCAATATCCTCTGCCTCATAACTGAACCCACCTACATTCCAAGAACATTCGTTCACAGGAATACAACCGTATTTCCAGCTGTATATTGAAATGTCTTCGTAAGTGTAATCTTCTGAATCGTATGGGTCTTCAACCTTTACAGTCAAATTCCATTCACAGCTCACCTTTGCATAAGGGTCTGCGTCAGTGTAAGAAGGTTTTCCTAGAACGGAAACCAATTTATCGTATGTGGTAATTATATTACCCTTGAGGGAAGAACCTGTCTTCCCAACTTCGTTTACTTCATATTCTAATATTTTCATAATACTCTCCAATCTATACAAGTATTATAACATTTTTTGGGCCTTATAGTCAAGGCCATATTTGTCCAAATAAAACTGAACAGCTTTCTTCTCTAAAACATTAAGGTCTTCTGCACCTTGAAATCTAGACCATGTAGTTCCAGTTGTGACTAACTTATTTCCAGCAGTCACAGCTGCATTCCACATTTCATCATTCTTTGGGAATATCTCGTTCCTCTCACACATTGTGATAAGGTTCCGTCCCATACGGACAATCTTGTCTTCGTATCTATCGTATATTGAATCCATAACAAATCTCCATTTAGTTTGTATTGGATACTAGTATACTAAAAAGCCTATGGCATTGTAAAGGGGTTTTTGAATTATAATCCTGCTTTTATTTTATCTAATTCGAGGATTTTTTTGTTTATGATATCGACACGGTTAGGCCAATAGATATATTCCTTATCAGAATCCTTTGCAAGATTCTCTAGTAAAGGTCTGATAAAGTCGTCTAGTTTTTCAATGATTACTTTTGCTTCTTGGGTCGAACTTGATATTGATACATCAACCTTCTTTAGTCCTTCACCGTCTAAAGCAGTAAAACCAAAATCGTTGTATTCTATTTCTGAACTCATACTATTATTTATAGTAATGGATTGCGTGAACCTACAGCTTCTCCTATAGAATTGAACCCGTCTTTCTTGAGTAGTTTGACTAGACCTCTGTTAATCTCATTGATATTTTGTGGGCCGTCAAATATCATTGTGGTAATCATGTGAAGTAAACTTGCACCTGATGTAATCTTTTCGTAAGCGTCTTTTGCACTAAAGATTCCGCCCACTCCAATGATAGTCACTTTACCTTTAGTTCGTCTGTATACATGTCGAATAACATCTGTAGATATTCTTGATAGAGGTTGCCCACTCATTGCACCCTTACCAGCTGGAAGTCTACCGTCTACTGTAGGATATTCTTCGGGTCTATGTTCAGTATTGAATTGTGGTTTTGCAAGGTTAGTGCAAACAAATCCGTCTATACCATGTTCCATACTTGTATCTACAATAGTATTGATTTCGTCTATCGTCATGTCGGCTGCAAGTTTTATATAAATTGGTTTATCACTGATAGGTCTAATCTCTTCATTGACTGCACAAAGTAATTCACATAGATTGTCTTTGTCTACAAACGGTTCACCCTCTTGAGTATTAGGACAACTGATATTGATATCGTAATAGTCTCCTACATCTTTGAATGCTTTCATTGTCTTGAGGTAATCACTGATAGAATCTTCTAATATAAACTCGGGTGTTAAGTTAGAGTTGGCTGCATTGATACCGACCTTAAGTCTTCCAAAGTCAAAGTCTTTTAGTCGTGAAGATATCTTTTCTGCACCTTCGTTATTCAGACCATACCATACAACAATAGCTTTAGACTTAATCATTCTGAATAATCTCTTGCCTGGGTTGCCTGGGCAAACTTCTCCAGTGAACGAACCAAGTTCTGCAAGACCAAATCCCATTGAAGGATATATCTTTCCTAACTCTCCGTCCTTATCGAATCCTGCTGATAAACCTACGGGGTTCCTATACTGGATACCGTCAACCTCTATGTTTAGACTCTTATGATTGTAGTCCATGAGTAAACTTGTTAATCCTCTAGTGATAGGATTACTGCCCAAGAATACACCTACTCTCTTCAAAGAGTAATGAGCTTGTTCGGGTTCCATAAGGAATATAAGAGGTCTCATTAAACGATACCCCGCCCACATGATTTTATTTCTTATACCAATAATTGTGCTGTGCATTATAATCTCCGTTTATATTTGCATATTAGTATAATTTATTTAGGGATTCTAAACAGTGAACTTATGGAATATATTAATTATCTTTATTGAATTTAAGGAAATCTTTTTCTAGTTCCAGTAGTGTCTGTTTATCATTCTGAACTTCTATATAGTTTGCATGTGCAGACACAGTCATGTCTGTAATTTCTATCTTTGGATTTGCAATCAACCATGAAACTAATTCTGCAACTTCTCCATGAGATAAACTTGGTAAGTCGTCATTGTTCAAAAGACCTAGATTCAAAGTTGTCATTTTGTATTGTCTGTCAGAATTATAAGTTAGATTATTTGCAAGGTGATTAAGTGCAGCTTTTTCAGCTGCATAAACATGACCTTTAGATATGTTTGGTTGAGCTGCTCGAGAACTGAAATTAATTAGATATTTACTTCGGTCTTCTTTCCATGCTTGGTGTGTGATATCTAAAATCCTAGTTTGTTCAAAACCTTTGTGTGCAAAGTTAATTAGAACATCTACATGATTAGAATTATTAGAATCAAATCCCCACCAGTTAGTTCCGTTCATTGTAAGGTCTTCAACTCTTGGAGTAGATACCTTTATATCTTGTTCTTCTAGTTTATCTTTGATTACTCTTGCAAGACCACTAGTTCCTGTTATTGCCACCTTCATAATATTTCCTCACTATATCGAAAGACGGTTTACCAAATAACGAACCGTCTACACTACATTTATTACACGGAGATAAACTTCTATCTCCTTTCATTAATTTTTTACGAATCTTTGTCATAGGTTTACTGAACCAAACTTCATGTAGAGACATTGTCAAAAGATTACCCACGACATGTTCTCTTCCCCAATCGTTAGAACAGAATAAGACATCACCATTCCAATCTACAAACATTTTATAAAAAGGATAATGACATGGTTTACCTTGAAGTGATTTGATATCACTTTCTTCAACACCGACCCAGTCTATCACTCCACTTCTATTGTTAAGTATTAATCCATGTTTCTCAAAGTCACCCCAGTGCATTCTAAATTTATATCTGTCTTCTCTAGTTTCTTTCAACATAGATTCGAAGTGTTCTATTTGTTCTATCCCGTCATAAAGATTTATGTAAAGCAAATCAAGACCAGCTCTATACAAATCATTGATATATTTTTCTGTTAGTCTATCACCATTTGTATTACATTCTAATGTTGCAGTAGGTAAATAAAATCTAAACTCCTTCACTATCTCTATGAAGTTTGGATTGAGAAGGTTCTCTCCAAATCCACTGAAAGATATTTTACCATTATATTGATTATCTGCTAACTCTTCTGCAATGGTTTGAGCACCCTTAACTGTAAGGTGGAGATTCCTGTTGGGAAATACTGTTGGGTCATGTCTTGGACAAAAGACACATGACCTGTTGCACAGCTCAGTAGTATTAATTTCAACCGTAAGAATTGAGTCAAGGGGTTGAGTAAAATTTTTATCATTCCAGTGTTTCTTTTCCTGTTCTCTTCTATGCTCTAGAAAATCAAACTGGTCTACAGCATTTATAGGAATGTTCCTAGACATGTTCGACCATGAGATGTCTCTCTGTGTCTCCCTGTTCATGAACATAATTAAATTTTATTTCTTCACCAATTTCAAATGGTGACCTATCACTTTGTATTAGAGTATAAGCATTATCCGTATCTCTATCAATAACAGTAGACCTAGGGTCTCCACCCAATGCAGAAAAGAATACAGGATACTCTGTCGAGTCTTCTAAATTGAATCTTGAAAAGATAAGCTTATCGTCTTCGAGGACGACATAGAGTTTATCGTCCCAACGAAAACCGACTTTGTTGACATAGTCCCATGGGATATCAAACCTTTGTAAGTCGGTTCTGTTTTTGTGTAGTTCTACAGAATCGTATAACTTTGATTGTTGTGAAACTTTGTGAGGAAGAACTTCACCATTAATTGAAGTATCCACCGTCTCTAACATTGGTGTCAGTTTCTTCAGCATTGTCTTCCTCATCTGTTTGTGCAGAAACAAACTCCCCACTATCCTGTAAGTCTTGAATAAAAGCTTCTGTTTGATTTATAAAAGAATCAATCATTTCAGTTTTAGTATCTTTGATATTTACATCGAACCCTAATGCTTTTGCTTCTGCTTTGATTTTAGTTTTTGTAAAACTTTCTAATTCTGTTCTTGTTGGAATAGTGACTTCTTCATATTCTTCTGTCTCTTCGACTTCTGCAATATTATCTTCTTCAACCATTCTAACCTTTGGTGCTTGAATCGGTTCTAGTTCTTCTTGCATTGTTTCAGACACACTCTTCTCGGTGTTCATCTTAAGGTTAGGTGCATTACCACCACCTAGTATAGGTTGTGTTGTATGAGACTGTGGAATCGTTGCACCGTCTTTTGCAATTGTAGTTTTTGCTTGTGGCTCTGGTTGGAATGGAACATTCTCATTTGCCTTTGCAACTTCTTCTACAGTAGAATCAAAGTCTTCTGTTCCCTTTGCGTCTTCGGGAACTTCTAGTTCGATTGTCTGTTGTGCGTCTTCCCATTCTTTGAAAGACTTTTTAGTTGCCTCAACCTTTGCCTCAAACTTATCTTGGTCTGTAGGTTCGGGATTCAATGCTCTTGCAGTTTCAAATGCACGACTCACTTTACTTTGTGTATCGCTTGCATATCTTTCTTGAATGATACTGTTGACCTCTGCAAGTTCTTCGGGTGATAGATTCTCTTGAGGTTGTCCTTCTTGTAATCCAACTACACCGTCTTGATTCAAGTCTAAACTAATACCATGTGATTTTAGAACTGCTTCCATTTGTGCAAGTCTATCTTCTACAGACTTTCTTAACTGTCTTTCAGCGTCTCTACTCTCTATAAGTTTTTGTTCTTTGTCTGCAAGTTCTTTTTGTTTTGCAAGAACATGTTCTTCTTGTAGTTGAGTCATTCTCCTTTGAGCATTCTGAACCTGTGTTTGATATTCAGCTAGTCCTTCTGTAAGTTCATTTCTGATTACAACATACGCGTCTAGGTCTTCAACCTTGGTTGGACTTTCTAAAGATTGTTTAGTTAGGTTCTGAATAAACAGAGCAGTATTCGGTGATATCGATACTTTGTAGTTTGAGATTCTTTCTTGTATTCTCTCTAACTCTGTCTTCTCGGGTGGAGTAGCACTATCTTGTGCAAATTCACTTTTAATTTCTTCTGCCATATTTAAGCTCCATGGAGTCCAACTCGACTAGAAAGTTTACACACTGGAAAGTTAATGTTCCCTTTCCTTATTTTATGTATAGTCTCTGTGGACATATAATATTTAGTTAAATGTGATATTCGGAAAGGCTTTTTCTGCAAGACTTTTAGTCACATTTGGAAACGGCCATACTCCGTCTTTCACTAGTTCCATTAGTTCAGCTTCCTTTTGTGGAATGCCTTCTAACAATTCAATCCACATAGTCTCTCTACGAGTTTGTGGAACTTCTTCTGTCACAAAGTATTTGAACATTTTATGTTCGAACCTTAATGATGTTTCTGCAAGGTCTGAAGCTGGTGCGTCATTCCTATTGAAAGGGGTTGGCCCTTCGGGTAATGTCGAATTGATATTACTATCAAACACCCAACGAAGGATTGGTAATACTGCACCGTTCCTATCATTGAATACTGTTAGACCGTGTATTGCTTTTGCTTCGTCTTCCTGTGCAACTATATCTGCTTGACAAAGAATCTCATACACATCTGCATTGTTAGTGAGAGTTTGTCTCTCCGTAATCAATTCCATTTTTGGTTTATTAGGAGAACCCTTTGGTCTCCCTCTTCCTCTTTTCTTTTCGCTCATAATGCAAAATCCTCTACATGATTTAATAACTCTTTTAATCTATGAGTTCTTAAGTAATCAAATACTTTACCTCTTACTGGTTTAGTATTATTATACTCGGTTATAATGCTATCACTTACCCCTTGAGGTATGAAATCAAAATCGATTAATGTTTGATTTCGTAGATAGTTCCTATAGTATTTATCGTCAGCTTGAATCGTGATTCTCATATACTTATCAAGTATAGGTTTCCTCAAAGGTGTTTGTCTTATACCTTCGTCCAAACAATTATCATTTGATAGAATGTTTGGGATACCGTCTGACTTATCCCCCTTGAGTATATGTTCTTTTAAAAACTCTTGTGGGTCTTCGGGTTCTATAAACTTGTTTAGATTAGGTGACCACTGTGTCACATTATCATATCTCTGCAACTGTTGAAAGTCTTTATCACCACTTACAATTAATGTAGGTTTACCTGTATCTAATATATATGCATGTTGTGTAAGGACTGCAATGATATCGTCTGCCTCACAGTTCTCAACATACATGTATCTGTATGGAAAGTTCTCTTTGATTTCCATTTTAACTTTGTGTAATGTATCAAAGATTAATCCCCAATCTTTATCGTCTTTCTCTCTTGCTTTCTTTCTGTTTGCTTTGTATAGTGGGAAGTATCCTCTTCTCCATGGATTGGCTGCGTCTGTGCATAACACAATCTCACCATACTCTTCGGAATATCTTTTCTGATAATTCCTCACTGAATTCAGAATCATGTGTCTTAACATATCTTCTGAAATATCACCATTAGTTATTTTCAACTGAGCCATCAAACCAGCAATTATGGTTTGAGTAAAATCTATTAAAATCATTTAATCACTTTTATCAATAATGTATTCTTTGTAGGTAAATCGTTTCCTTCTTTTTCTTTTGAACGAGGTATCTCTTCCATAAACTTTGAAGCAATAATATTACCACCTACTACTAGTCTATCAAGCAAAGTCAAATCTGTCAAGGTCTTTTCTACGCATAACTCATATCCAGTGATACGAGAACCTCTTGCAGATAAATGACCTTCGAACTTTGTTAGTTTCTTACTTGATATGTTATAGGTAAATAACATTTTTGCTCTAGGTATTTCTGTTGGGTCAATAGATTTATACTTTTCCCACTCGGGAAGATACGAAATCTTTTTGACAATTTGTGCTGGGGTTTTGATTCTGACTTTACGAACTGGTTTATATTCGTCTATGTATTTTTCTATGTCTGATTCAAAAGACTCTAACTTGTTAATAATATATTTCTTTTGTCTTGCAGTAAGAAAGTTATATGCTTCTTCTAACTGTTCACAACCTTCTTCATTCTTAATTTCATATGCAGTCTCATGTGTAAAACCTTTCATGTATTGAACTACACGACTACTGTAATCTAGTTGTCGAAGATACTTATACATGGAGAAAGAAGTTTTCTTTTTATCCATGAGGTTATCTATTTGAAGCTCGACATTCTGCAAGGCGTCGATTGCCTTGTTCCTCATTCGGTCTTGTATACTAATCGTCTGCTTCGTCATGTTTATTAGTCAATAAGAACTTCCTACTGGGATTAATCATTAGGTTAGCTCTGTTCATAAAATCTCTGTTTGCCAAAAATGGAATCTTTCCTCTTTGGTCTAAACTTACTTCTTGCTCATATATAGTATTTAAGAAGTTTAACTCACACTTGACTATAGGTCTTTCCTCTGCTGGTTTGATAAGTTTCATCATTCTTACGAGAGGTTTCTTATGGGTCTTACCATTTCTCTTGTAAACCACAACCTTGTCTTTGACCTCGTAGGAGTCCGCGTGAAGGGCACATGCGTTTGCACTGTTCCCAGTGTCCAACTTAACTGTCATCGTCTCACCATCGACTTCTATGGACTCTAGAACGCCACATTCAGTTGCCTTCTTCCTCCATATCTCTCTGTCGTGATAATCTTCGACTATAGTTTCACATACTTCTTCACCTAATGCATCGGATATTCCTTGTGTGCCTGGCGAGTGATTTACTTCTAAAATATATGGGTCTCCTGTCTCCCTGTTCTTTGCTGGGATAAAGTCAACACCAACCCATTGACCATTGACAGCTTTTGCAGCTCTCAAACATGTTTCTTTTTCTAGGTCTGTTAGTTTTATCTCTTCGGCTTCTGCACCTTGAGATATATTGGAACGAAAGTCATCAATAATTTTTTTCCTCTTCATTGCACCAATGACTCTCTTATTGTTTATCATTACACGGACATCATAATCCATGTCGATATATTCTTGTAGTAATATATCACATGTTGGGTCAATCTTGTAGACTAGACTAACCGTTGATTGTAGAGACCTTTCAGTTTCTACAAGTAAAACTCCAACACCCTTTGCACCTTGTAGAGTTTTGAGAACCATAGGGAACTCATTGTCTAATCTTTCTGCAGCGATATCTACAGTCTCGGGGTCTTCGTTTGGAACTAATACTGTTCGAGGTTGGTTCATACCAATCTCTTGTAATCTCAAATATGTTCTGAACTTATCTGCACATACTTCGATACACTCCCTAGAGTTTACAACTGGGAATCCATATCGTTCTATTTGTGAGATTAAATCTAGGTAAGAATCTTTTGCAGTGACAGCTCCACGAACCATAACAATTGTATCACCGTCCATTTCAAAACCTTTCTCATCGTCTTGGTTATGGATTGTAATGACACCATTGTCGTCTCGTTCTAGATATGCACCGTTTACTTTTACAGAATAAACTTTACACCCAGCTTCCTTTGCAAGGTTGTAGAGTTTACTTGAAGTAGAAGAAGGTTTCTTGACAACAGGTTTATCAGAATTCTTTTTTGCTTTCTTGACCATGCGTCTTTCAGCTATCACCACTAGGCGATATGGTTTCTTGTTATCGACTTCCTCTCGGATAACCTCTGAAAACGAACGCATTCTTTTATCCCTCATTTAACGGATTGATATTACCTGCGACTGATATTCTTTCTTTACCTTCTTCATAATGTGGATAGACAAAATGTCTCAACCAAGAAGGAAAGATTATCAAGTCACCAACTTCTGGCCAAAGATAATACTTCGACCAATTTAAAAACTGTTCCTCACCATAATGTAATTCTAATATACCAGCAAGTTCTTTATCACCAGCATTGTCGAATTTATTATTTATGGTCTCTGCCCTTGTTAAATCATTTTTTATATACAAAACAAATGACAACATACCACTATGGGCGTGCATGGGATTGACTTCCATTTCTTTTTGTATGTTGACCCACAACCCATCTATCTGTAATGGTTGAGGTTGCATACCTGCTTCATGAGAAAATGTTTGTGCATGACGAAGTATATGGTTCTTACATGCTTCGGAAGCTTTATCTTCTACAGTGTATTGTTCATAGATACGACCAGCGAGATTACCTGCGTAGTCTCTGTCTTCTTCACCTCGAACTGAATCTATATGACTTGATAGTTCTTCAATATACTTTGGGTCAATCTTTGTCAAATGGATTAGTGGCCCGAAGGGTGAAAAGGTTCTTATCTGTTCTTGCATATCTCTACGAAATGTTCTGCGTCTACTAGGACAAGAGGTTTCTGTCTGTTTCTTTTTATAACCACTACTGGTTCATATCCTTTACAGTTTTGTTCTGCTTGTGCATAGGCTTCCCATACATTTACTTTTTCTTGATTCTTACATTCTACACTATAAGGAAAGATTTGTCTAGATTGTTTTCCTAGTATTATATCTTCACCTTGAGAACCCATAGGTCTTGACTCGATATCTTCTTGGTCAAGTCCTAATGACTCAACAAGTAAGTTTGCAAACCACTGTTGTAGTTTACGACCTTTTGCTTTTGCTGAACTTGTTTTCATAATCTATCATACTTCTATTGCAAAGATTTTACTTTTGTCAACCTCTACTTGTTCTAAATCAAAATTTATTGATACTCCACAACCACAACTGGATTGTTCCTTTGGATTGATAAACTTAAATACTTCATTCAATCCTTCCTTTCTCCAGTCTAGTGTCATACCATTTATATAAGGAACACTTATCTTATCTATAACAAATTGTAGTTTACCAAAATCTACAACAATATCTTCGGGTGCTTTTTCTTTTACTGAATCAAAGATATACTCAAATCCAGCACACCCACCACCAGTGATACCAAGACGAATATAATTAAATCCGTCTCGTTCTTTTGCTTCTAATAGTTTGACTATTGCTTCGTCTGTTAGTTCTAAAATATTTCCCACACAACTATTTATTACCTGTGGATTTTTGATTCAGAGTTTTCAAATAATTCTTTGTCGTCACCTTTGATTCTACATAACTGATATGGTATCTCTATGTCTTGGTCTTCGGGAACATAGAGGTGATTGATTTGTGATTGATTGCATGTATTCACAGCGTCATAGATAGTCTCGACTATCGGTTCACCATGAACATTAAATGAAGTGTTGAATAGAATCGGAACTCCTGTCTCTTCATAAAACAAATTAATTAGGTCGTAGTAGTTCTTATTCTGTTCTCTGTTGACCGTTTGTATACGACATGTCCCGTCACTATGGACTAACGCAGGAATCTCCTCATACGCCTTGTCAGTGACTTGTAAGGCAAATGACATATACGGACTAGAAGGGAGTTGACACAAGTCAACATACTCATGTGCATACTCTTCTAATATGGTGCAGGCAAAAGGTCTATAGTGTTCTCTCTTCTTGACTTCGTTGACAATATCTTTTGCATTGTATATCCTTGGGTCAAAAAGAATAGAACGATTACCTAATGCACGAGGGCCCCATTCAGATTCGTTCTGATAGATTGCAACTATTTGTTTACGGTCAATGATTAAATCTTTGACAACTACTTGGGGGTCTCTATGTATCTGTGTTATCATCATGTTCTAAAAGCTTTGCAAGATTAATTGCACCTCCGATTGCAGTGCCACCGTCATGTGCAACGGGGTCAACAAAAAATTGGTGGTCGGGAAACTCTCGTAGATACTTTGCATTGTTTGTGCAGTTCAAAGAGAACCCACCACTTAATATAATATTCTTGCAATCGGGATTCTTGTCGATTGCCTTTTGTATAATTTTACAACTGTAGTTAAATGAATCCTGTTGTAAGAGATTACAGATTGCATTCATACTAAAGTAATGCATACCTTCGTCATACTCTTTCCAGTCTACATAAGACGCTGCACCCATAACCTTACCACTTGCACGACCCAACTTATCAAATCCAAATGCATAAGATAAATTAGAGAAGTTCATTCCACAACTAGGGAAACTAGAGAACACAATCTCTGCACCAGTTTCTTCTTCTGTTGTAATATGTGAAGGTGCAATGATACTTTGTTCTTGTTCTACACCGAATGCATTCTTATGAAAGTCTACAAGTCTTCGGTGGTTGGATAGTCTTTGCCATTGTAGTTTAGGAATCTCGTTAGGTTCCATGAAGTAAATAGATTCAACCTCTTGATAGTCTGGCCAATCAAACTGAAATCTTTTTGCTCCACCACCGTCCCAAACGATAGCGATAGCTGACTCTTCATTGTTCCAAGGACTTAAGTAATAACCACACTCTGCATGATACATGTGGTGTTCGAATCGATAATGGAAGTTATCAAACCCTAGTTCCAATTGGTCTGCGACTGCACTTGCAAATACATCGTCAGTCTGTTGACCCATGGACGGGTCTATATCTCCGTCTTCATTAAGAGATTCGGGGTGAGGAGTTCGAAGGTTGTCACCAAACTTATCTATAAGTTTAAGTTGTCTCTTCATATTAAATTGTTCTGCAGCGACAAAGTCTCTTGTCTCTCTCATTCTATTACGGTCTCTTAACATGTGACCATTGTCTAGATACCATTCGAAATGTCTACGGTCAAAAGAACAATGCACCATATGGTCGGGAGTCTCTACTTTCTTAAGAGGGATACAGGATAGGTCATGCATGTTTCCTTTCGGTGACCAATACTTTACTCTACGAAATCTTTCTTCTTCGTATAGGAAATCAACCTTCTTGGTTTCAGTATCGTATTGTGCGATTGACGCTTCGTGGCTTGAATTGTATCCAATAATTTTCATAACAATAATTTAATTTATTCTTCGTTTATCTTATATGCTTTCATTAACTGCATATGTGTGATAAGTTTACGGTCTAACAAATCTTCTATGATATCTGCTCTTCCGTTCTTTGCACCACTCTGATAAGAGAAGTAAACACATGCAATGGTATATATTGCAAGGACAGTGTATAGTTCTAAACTTTCCATAATATTATTTATACTCCCGTATAATCGTCTTCGTCCCAAATAGTTCTACGAACAAAGGGGTTTCTTATACTCCATTTGTTATACCATAGTGCATACCATATTCCACCAAGGACTGTCACCCAAATGACTCCACTAAAGAACCATTTCAATAACCAACCTAGGAGAGTCCATGGTAGTAAGTATATATCTACAATTGTTTCTATCATGATAATCTGTCCTCCACAAGGGATAATATTTTTTCTTTGGAATACCAAAGACTACTGAATACTTCTGTAGTTTCGTTATCCCACTCTACTATATATCGTTTGTATCCGAATATCCTTTCACTGAATACACGGACTTCACCGTAATTTGCTTCTAATAATCTCATATAAAATTAATATTAATGTTAACTCTCAAGTTGGTATCAGTCTGACCCACACTTGCGTGAAACTCGTTGCCGTCAAAAATGTATAAAGTATTTGCAACCGAGCTTGCCATCTGTCCATTCTTAAACTTTGTATAACCATTACAGGTATTGACACAGTATATACCTACTTGGTGAGGATACATGAAGTCTTGGTGAAACTCTGATTGAACCTGTTCTGACTGTCGAGTATAACAATTTACCTTGATACGAATGAGTTCATCGATACCTAACCTTGATACAATAGGGATACCAATAGTATTAAATAGGTGAGGGTCACATAGACCACTGTCTGTTTGCCAGATAGTATTTCCGAAACTAAACCCATTATCGCCTGGACTAGACAAACCGTCACGGTAATAATAAGGCATTTCCATAGAGTCGGAGCCCATTAGAATAGACTGGACACGGTCAAAAATATTTTCGGGTAAGAAATTATCGAATCGTTCAAGCATAAAAGTCCGCTAGGTTTCTCAATAAAAATAATAAACCGACTCCATTTAACT